TCATATTCAAAAAATAGAATAGGAGTCCCAGATTGATATATTAAAAAAATTTTCTATAATAAAACAAACAAGGTGGGACTAAACATGACATTACATATCGAACCAGAGCCTGACATACCGATCAAAACAACGCCGATTCAGCATGAGTTAGATGATTTGCAAGACCGCACCGAAGCCGCTGCCGAGACGGTAAACTTCCTGTCTGAGTATGGGTTGCAGGTAGATATAAACAACGAAGCTAAAGATACGGCATCTGCATTGACTACAGCATATGCAGAAGATCCGAAGAAAACATCGTCAGTGGCAACGACAAAACGTGTGGCACGGATGACCCCCGCCGAGATCGTATTAGCAAATGATATGCTCAAGAAGTTTAGTCACAGGGTTGTACAGGACGCAGCCGACGTAAGAAACTTTGTGACAAACAAACTGATTCTTGAGAGCGACAACGCCGATTCTCGCATACGAGTTCGTGCGTTAGAGTTGTTAGGTAAGATAGGAGATGTGGGTTTGTTTACAGAAAAGACGGAAGTTACTGTTACACATCAGTCTACAGATGAGTTACGTGAGCAACTACGTGAGAAGTTATCTAGGATGGTTGAGGTCATAGACGACATTGACTACGAAGATATAACAGATGATGGCCCAATAGACGTGGATAAAGAGCTTGGACTCTCAAATGTTGAAAGTAACTAAAGCCGAATACGAAGAAATGTTGGCTATGTTAGATTCATCTAGCGAGACATCGCTGCTGTCTCTGGACAAGATGATTCGCAAGTTAGAGGAAGAAGATACTCTACAGAAGACAAGAGATGACTTGATAGAGTTCTGCAAGAAGATGCAGCCCGACTACAAAGTTGGTAGGCATCACAGGATACTGGCAGATCAGCTTATGGCACTGGAGGATGGGAGCAAGGATAGGGTCTGTGTCAACATCCCGCCACGTCACGGTAAGTCACAATTAGTCTCCATATTTTATCCTGCTTGGTTCCTTGGACGGAATCCAGGAAAGAAGGTGATGATGGTGTCACACACCACAGACCTAGCGGTGGACTTCGGGCGGAAGGTAAGAAACCTGATCGCTACCGAGTCATATAACGAGATATTTCCAGAAGTTGCCCTTGCGGTAGACAGTAAGTCGGCAGGTAGATGGAACACAAACTTTGGAGGTGAGTATTTTGCGTGTGGTATTGGTTCTGCTCTTGCAGGTAGGGGTGCTGACCTCCTGCTCGTCGATGACCCCCATTCTGAACAAGATGTCATTAACGGAAACTTCTCTGTGTTTGAGAAAGCATATGAATGGTTTACCTTTGGTGCACGTACCCGTCTTATGCCAGGTGGTCGAGTAGCTATTGTACAGACACGTTGGCACATGGATGACCTCACGGGGCGTGTGACCAACGATATGGTGAAGAATGAGATGGCGGATCAGTACGAAATCGTAGAGTTTCCCGCCCTTTTGGACGCTGAAGACGCTGATGGCAAGCCGATTATGAAGCCATTGTGGCCTGAATTCTTTGATTTGGCGGCTTTAGAGCGCACAAAAGCCTCTATGCCTGCATTTCAGTGGAACTCACAGTACCAACAGAAGCCTACAGCGGAAGAAGCGTCGATAGTTAAGCGAGAATGGTGGGGAATATGGCCTCATGACCAACCTCCGCACGTAGAATACGTGATTATGTCGCTTGATGCAGCCGCAGAAAAGCATAATCGCGCCGATTACACCGCATTGACCACGTGGGGCGTGTTTTTTAACGAGAATGAGAACGCACACCACCTAATTTTGCTAGATTCTATCAAAAAACGGCTAGAATTTCCCGAATTGAAGCAACTTTCTATGGATGAGTACACAAAATGGGAGCCAGATGCGTTTATTGTGGAGAAAAAGTCCGCAGGAACGGCGATTTATCAGGAAATGAGACGTATGGGACTACCTGTGCAGGAGTATACACCTCACCGTGGCACGGGTGACAAGCTTGCAAGGCTTAATTCTGTGGCAGATATCATTGCATCGGGTATGGCATGGGTTCCATCCACCCGTTGGGCTGATGAGCTAGTCGAAGAGATAGCGGGATTCCCGTTTATGTCTAACGATGACCTTGTTGATAGCACGGTTATGGCGTTATTGCGCTTTCGTCAGGGTGGGTTTATTCGTCTTCCGACTGACGAGTGGGAGGATGAGGCTCCTTATTATCATAAACGCGAGTATTACTAGCAAATTTAATTGCTATACGTCTGTCTCTACACAGGACAACAACTTTACCTGTGTCATCATACACCACCCAACGGCGATGTTTCGTTTCCATTATCTTCAACGCTCTATTTTAATACACACAACCTTGGAGTTCTGGTTTGTGACTAAAACTTTAGCTTCTTTTTGTGCTTCTTTACAGGCTTCCTCGCTTGAGTAGCTACCCACATGGTAATGGTCAAAACTTCCGCTGACTACCTGTAACCATAGTAAAACCCACATTACCAACGTCCCTGCCATTTACCCAAAATATAAAAAAGTAAAAATAAAAGTCCGCCACCAATGCAGAATATGACCGCTCCAATAGCGAAGTTAATCATAGCATCTATACGTTCTTGCTTTTTGTATAGCTCATCCTTGCGTTGTTTACGCATCCTTGCCTCAATAGCTAGAACTTCTTTCCAAGCACTAGGCCCATAGGTGAAGCTGATGTGGTCTTTTATCTCAGATCGCATCTGCTCCATTTTCTTTTTATTAGCAAAGATTTCTAAAGCGGTTTCTTCGTCAGACCCCTTAAAAGTCTGTTTCCACCAAGGGGGGTTCTTTTCACGTTCTTCTAGGTTGGAGAAATCAGAAAAGGCTTTGCCCCATTGAGACAAAGTTCCTGTCATATCTTGGATATCTTTGCCCGTACTTATAGCTGCACGTAAAGTCTTGTACGCCCCTGTCGCTAAAGCCACACAACTTACTGGATCGATGGTTACACCCCACCTGAACGTCTCCCTGCACTCAGACCTTTTCTGCTAGTTTGTCTATTTTTCCTTCTAATCTAACCAGATGGTCTACCACCCTAGACAGCTCTGATTGATGATCTTCACGCTTAATATAGTTCTCACGGGTCATGTTTAGCAAGATGTTGAGTCGTTTTAGCTCACTATTCATCTGGCTAATCCACCATGCCATAGGTGCTACGATTAACGTAACAACAATATTCCATATCATTGGCATAGAAATTTCCATAACGCTTCCTTTTCTTTACAGATTACACATCTTTGTGTTACGCTGCAAATATAAAGATGGTTTTTTCATTTTTTGCTCCTCCCAACTAAGGGGTCTTTGCGGCCCCTTTTTCTTGTTATAGTATGAGTTGAGGCGTATTCTCCCTTTTTACGCTTCATGGCGGAGCAGATACCCCCACCCAGAGATCTGCTTCGCCACTAGACGTACAGTGGTAGTATCTGTTATAGTCTACTTAATGAGTTATGTGAGGGCGTAATGGCTATTGAAAAACCTATGACTCCATTTGATCCAAATGGTATAAATCCAGAAGATATTGTAGAAGAAGTTGATAACGTTGAAGTAGAGATAATAAATCCAGATGCGGTGTCTATAAACACTGATGATGGAGGAGTGATCATAGACTTCGAAGGTGATATAACCGAAAGCATTACAGGCCCAGACCATGATGCAAACTTAGCAGAGTTTATCGATGAAGCTGTATTACAATCAATGGCATCTGAACTTGTAGGAGAATTTAGTTCTGATCGTGAGTCTAGAAAAGACTGGGCAAGAGCCTACGTTAAAGGATTAGATCTTCTTGGGATGAAGATAGAAG